GCAGAAAAGGCCTCGCTGCCACTCACGTGGTGCTCTTCGATATATCTGCAAGTTCGATAAAAAGCCTTGCGAAGGTGCATGCAAGGGAAAAATCGAGTTCTGGCTGATATATACAACGAGACGACTGACTCTTAAAGTTATGACCTGACCAAAAGGTTACGAGACAAATCTCGCAACTAAAATTTCAAGTCACTCCTAATAGGAGTAAGATTCGTCTCACGACACGCTAGTGTCGTACATGCGGGCCATCCGCATGATTCCCAAAGATGTTCACCGAACAAACTAAGGGTATCGATATCTGTAAACTACAATAACAAGACCAGATTCTTACGCAATCTTGTTAAGGTTTTTATGATCAATATATACATTAAATATGAATTATAAAAGGGTTATATGAAATCTATGCAGTTTCTTGAAGAGTATACTTATAAATGATAGGTACACCAGTAAAGAAAAACAAAGAAAAATCCTCTCCAGCAGCAACAAACTCTTGGAAACGAGGAAAATTGGTTGGTCCTGAAGCTTTCACATCAGAAATTATTCTCACAGTGTGAGAATTGGATTGCAAATCCGCTGCTTGAATGGTACGTGCAGCAGAAAAGCGTTTAGGATAATAGTACGGAAACTCGACCTCAATTGTGTTGTTGATTTCGCAATTTGTATTTGCGCAACCAGCTCCACTTTGAGGGCACCAACGAGAAGAAAGAAATTTCTCCTGCGTTTCGGGCGTCTCAGAGTACGAAATCTCATGATGCGACCAATGCGCTCCCTGAATGTGCTCGAAAGTGCCACGAGTGACCAAAGGTGATGTGGATCCAGCGTTTTCGAAAAGATACTTCTTTCGAATGGAACCACGACAACCAGCATAACATGGAGTGAACCAATTTAGAAAATGTGATCCCCCCATAGTTACTTTGTGTGTGTTACCTTTATTGCCATAGATGCCCTTGGGATCCCATCCAACATAGAATGGAAAGTTCTTGGTGGTTAATTCACTAATTTGCAACTGATCAGTTGCTGTATTGGGTGCAACCCAAGTACGCACATAACAGTAGCGTTTGAACAATTCACGCAGGGATGTCGGGGGGTCTCCATAGTAAACAATGTAGGTGTTGTCATCTTGTGCCGTTTCCTTTCCAATTGTTTCCAATGATTCTGCCCCCACAGGTGCATCTGCTGAGGGTAAAATACCCTGTTCTGATTCAAGCTTACCTGATTGAGAATGAAGTGGCAAAGAACGCGTATGCGAACTAGTGCCACCTGATATAACAGGAGCTTGATGTCCTTGCGAAGTAGAAAATTCCTTAAAGAAGGAATACTTCCTAATCTTCTCATTCGTAGGACCAGCAAATTTGATATCGTCACAAGCAGAAACAAAAACATTGATAGCAATGTTACTGTCTGCTGCTGGAGACACAAGTTCATTCAGAACCAAAACTTCCAACACACCATTGCCTTCTTTCACATTTTCAGATAATCTGTTAATGGAAAAATTCTCAGAGCCAGGTTGGCCACACTCTTTCCAAGGAGTTGATTGGCCCCAACCGATAACTATTTCAAAGTCATCAGTATCCGCAATATCAACTACGCGCGAGTAACTCACGTTATAATTGACAGCACTGGCAAAGGCATTAGGATCCCAACGGACCAATAATCTGCCTTTATGAAAATTGGTTTTGACAATCTGGAATCTGTACTTAATTGATCCCGTCCATTGTTCAAAAGCCGTGGCAATGTGTGCCAAAGGTGTCAGGTGGATCTCTTTCTGATTCACTCCAATGTTCATTGGTAGCACCCGGGTCCCCCACAATAGATCATCTGTTTGATTAGTGGGGGCCCAAGCAAAACGAGTTAAATATGATTCACGACAAGCGTAATCCACAATACCCATCTGATCAGTACCGTCTAAACCGACAGTACGAGAATCCACAGTCAATTCAGCCTTGCTATCCAAAGTTAATTTTTGTACAGCATCAGCCGCATCAACATTTGCGAGATTGCCAGTAGGAGTTGGTTTGTATAGACCAATATCAGTAAGTACTGAAGGTCTGCTATAACCAAACATCCTAGCAATGTTCGCAGCTGCACCTGAGGCAATTTGTGTAGCAACCATATATGGGCCAATTGCTGGTATGGAGCTCAGTTCTCCGGCCGCTTTTGCAATAGCAGCAGCAGGTTTGGAGATAATGCCTGTTCCGTATTCATCAGCACCCAGCTTATTGGAAGAATCACGATCGCTTAAGCTCTTTTTGGCTCTGCGTCCACTTTGACTCTTAAGCGGAGGATCAGAAATAGTAGGCATTGTAAGCACCACATCAGTGGCCCACAAATAGATGGTTACATTGACTGCATCATTTCCAGCATTAGCATGTTGGAGATTTCCAAAAGAATGAATATAGATATCACCCATGTCGGACCAATCGGCTTTAGGAATTTCCAAATAATTGTCTGGATAAAAGAAAGGCAAATGCAGTTCACCTCCCTCATTCTTTGCTGGATTAATAAACACATGCGGTCGTTGAGACGCTGCAATCAAATCATTATCCTGAACCTCTCGCTCTACAGTTGTCTGATCGCCAAGGGTATAAGGATTGTAACTCATAATTGCACGTCCGTAATGAAATTGAGTGCCAGATACTACTACTTTACAGTGCAATTTTAGGCGCAACAATTCATAATTTTTGATTTTATCACGAACAAATTTATTTTGGCAAAAAGCAGACCATGGATTGAACTTATGAAACAATGTATGTCCAACTCGCCAACTTTGAGCTGATTCACGAATAGGACGAGACAAAAATTGTCCAATATCAGAATCGCTATTTGTGGAAATATCCATTGTAGGTTCATAGGATGAACCGATTGTAGTAGTCCACCCAGCATCCTGGTCAGCAAAAGCTGTGATACCTTGGGTGGCATTGTCGGAAAGCTGAGTTTGTTCAACTCCAGGTACTGAAGACTGTGAAGTCAACATTCGATTTTCCAACTGGTGAATATGGCGCTCCAACGCAGCAATGTGTTGATAACGCTTATTCAACTTTTCTCTCAACCTAATGGATCTTTCTTGATAAAATCTAAGTTTTTCTACTAGGGCGTCTCGCGGATCAAATCCGCTCGACTCGTCGCAGTTTGATGTGAGGTCTGCTTCCTCTTTTTCTGTTTTATTATTATAAATTATAGAATTAGTAATGAAATTTATTTATATCATGTATGCCTCATCAAACAAAACATGACAGTGCTATTTTCTTGTGGCGGTAAACCACTCCGATAAATATCGGACATTCACCTACATACCAATCTGTCCACACATCCCAGGTAATTCAGAACCTAAGATTGTGTGCGTTATAAAAGCATATGCACAACCGTTTAGCTTTGATTGCGTGGGAGAACGCAAGTGGTCGGTATAAAGCCCCAACCCGGGGCTTGTTATGAAAATATAAAAACAATCACATATAAACATAAAATTAAAATATGAATTCAAAACAATTTTACATCTCAAATTTAGTACGATACCATTCGAGACGTTCATCGTAAGAAGGAATAGGACCAACGTAACTGCGAATATCAGCCTTGTCTGCCACTTCCAATAATTGTTCACGACGAACCTCATAAATGGAACGACCAAATTCAAAATATTTGAGTGCAACGTTTTGAATTGCCTCAGCACTAGATTGCTTCATGGAGAGGACTTTAGACTTCAGATGAGTGTGCAACATCTTTGCAATTGACGCTTCCTCAACAGGAGAGCGATATAAATTCAATTCATCATCCCATACAGCAAAATGCTTCAGGAAAGATGCATCTGACAAGTGAATAAAAGGGACTGACTCTGCATCTTTGTCTGCCATAGTGTATTTAATACCCACTTTAGCAAACTGTTTTGCAATCTCAGTATGATTGAATTGTTCATAGCCCTTCTTCACAGTCATGATATTGTCATCACCATAAGTCATAAGTGATACCACTACCTTGAATAATGGTACCTTCCACCATCTATACTCCTTGGCAATAGCATAATAAACATATCTAACATATAGAGAGTTCACAATACTATTAATAACGACAGTCAAAGGGTGTCCGGATGGATTTGATCCCATAAATTGTAGCAAAGTTCCAAAATAGTCATACGTAGGATAACTAATCTCAGACGCAATGCCGCGCATAATGGTCAAATCTTCTTCATCATAATTGCCCGACTTTTCAGCAATGGCAATCAAAATTTTGAAAGCCATTAACATAAATTCTGGGCTCATGCGACCATCAAATTTGGCATAATCACCAGCGATAGCACGCTCCCATCCGAATTTACCAATGTGCTCAAAAAGTTCAGTCCATTCTGGTGATTGAACTACAACTCCAACAGCACATTCTGTTAAGTTCTTATTGCGTTGAAACAACGCAGCAAGAGACAAGAAGTATTTCCTGACGAGAAAAGTAAAAGGCATGTTCGCAGCAGCAAAAACGCGAACTTTGTCTTTCGTCATCTTAGTAGGTTCATCCTTCAAAGCAGCCTTAAAAACAGTATTTATACTTCGACCAGCACGCAACTCGTTTTCTAGCCTAGCTACTTCTTCGAGAATACTCGAATCAACATCACGAGGACATGAGATTCCATCCACTTGACGATCACTTTTCTCCACATAATTTGTTTTGGGTCCTTTGAGTGGAAATCCAACTGAAGTGCTAAAATTCATAGCATTGATACCCAAAACTCCGTCCAAACCAGCCAAATTGGCATCATCAGAAATTTTACCAACTTGTGCTAATTCTGATTTAGGCAAGTCTTCCATTTGCAAAGCATAATCGATGTAAGCTTTTTGAGCTAATTTCGTATCAAACTTTGTAGCAGTATCAACTTTGCCCGCCATGTCAACATCCTTATGACGAACATCATCCATATCTGGGGGTGCAGCATGTTGCTTCTCGATATCCATAACTTCTTTAACAGCATTGGAAATTACAGAAGTAACAACAGCACTAGATGGTGATGCCCGTGGCAAATTATGTCCCCCATGAATTCTAACTTTCGCATCAGAAGACAATTTATGAGTAGGACATTTCTCATGAGGACACGTCAATGGACCGAAAGAAACTCCCATCACTTCAGTTTCCATAGGCATGGATGAATGTGATAAAAGTATTCCTGGACGGGTGGACAAGGCTTCCAAACCTTTGTCTAACATCTCTCTGGTTACAAATCCACCACCTCCAGTTCTTCCACTTCCAGCTAAATGGTGGCCAGCAATAAATGGAATGCCATCTGCCGATCCAACCATAGTGGCCATACATAGACCACCAAAAGTGTCAACTGGAAATGTGTAATTCAACCCAGAGAAAATTCCTCCTTCGGTGGTAGTGACATAACCTCGCGTAGCCATCATGTCACCAAAAATCTTAAACACTCCCTGATCATTGAATAAAGTGTGAACTTCCAACTTCTTTCCATGATCAATATCTTTGGGATAATATTTAATCAAATCCTTATGAGACCCAGCTCCTGGACAATACCATAAAGCCAAGTCACTCGATGGGATTCTATAAACATTGTCTCTAGATAGAGGAAGATTTTTGTAACAAGTACCACCTACATTCAAAAGAGTCACAAATTCAGTCTCTTTAGGAACCACATGATTAGGAATCAATATGACATTGCCCTTGATAGGCAACGCATTTGAAATTGTTCCATCAGGCTTCTGAACAATTTTGAGACGTGAGCCAACAACACGATCAAAATCTTTGACAGCTATAGTTCTCGATGCTTCTGTAACACCAGCATCTCCGAATTTGTAATCCCTTTCACGGGCATGCGTATCCCAAAACTCCGCTTCTTCTTGGTATTTCTTCATATTTACTGGAAAGGAAATAGCAGGTGCCGCCTGTTTAGACGGTAACTGCCTATATTTTCTCACCAATGCAATGAGTACTTTGTAAAGACCCCAAGATACTACTAATCCTAATAGCTTCTTTTTTGTCTCCCAAGACATATTAGAAATAAATTCAGAAGGCCGAGTACATCTGCATTGCCTGGCACGAATTTCATCCTTGGTGGTTTTAAAACCATCATAAAGTTTCCAGACATACAATAAAAATGCAAATAATGGAACTGCAGGAGGAAAACTACACAACAACATAAAGGCTGCGATCCAAAGAATCATATCCTTGTCATTCTGAAATTTCTCCCAAACACTATTCCTAGCACTATATGCTAATAATAATTCCCCTGATGGAGTGTGACTCCATTCAACGAGTAGCTCATCAATCCAAGAACAGATTTTCTCCTCAAGTCCTAACACATAAGACTTAACCTCAGAAAAAAGTTCGAGACCAAATTGAGACTCTAGAGGACACTCTTTGCATAATTGCTTAGGAAGCCCGTGCTCACATATACACATATCCTTGAATGCTTTTTGTCCAGCAACAAAAGCGGCTTGTTTAGCAAAATGATTCGCTGAATCAACCCGCAAAAATCGCAATAAAGTAGTAATATCCACATCAATCAAATCTCTCCCTTCAAAGTTTAAAGGTCGAAATTTAACTGATTTGTCTTTACCAACTTTTGAACCTGGTGTACAAGGACCATAAAATGGTTCCTCTACAGTGAACAAAGCATAATCAGGGAATTGCATGTGAGCCATGTGTCGGATCTTGTTATTATCCAACATGTCGGTACCATCCTTACGATATTCAGGTCGTACTGTCTGAGTTATCGTAACTTCAAATCGCCTATTAATGGATAGTGGTTCATTTGATAATGCACTAGAAAATAAGTCTTTTACATTAGTTGTTCCACACACCACATTTGGCTCGATCATCACCTTGCCTTTCATATCGGCATTGGCATTGAGAGCCGCCATAGGGACCTGGTTCAAAAACATAATAATAGAGGTTGCGGGTGAACCCTCGGTTCTATCAAGTGCTGTATTACATATATCATCCAAAATCACACCTTTGTGATGTGTTGCGAATTCGGATTGATACTTGTCCTCTTGGTTCAAAGTAACAACAGCAGAAGGAGAGCTATCTTTTCCATTCACACTCAATACATAACGTGTGAGCGCATTGGAAATAGCTGATTTACCAACTCCAGAGCCACCAAATAGTAACATACCATATGGTTTTTCTCGGATAACCTCCTTCTTTGACAAAGTACGGGACACTTGCAATTCCTTCAACTTATTCAAGCGTGAAGAGTAGTAGCCACGATCTCCTTGTTTACAAGCCAACAAATGAGAATTTGTGGTCTCAATGCATTCAGCCAACCTCCGATCATAGGTTTCTTCATCGACCTCAGCCTTTCTTCCCAAATCAATACAAGTTTTTTGGGATAATAAAAAGGCATATTCTTTATCATATGCATTCTTCTCAGGAGTTGAAAACAAATCTCTTAATTCCCAAGTTGTCAGAAATAATTCAAATTTATTCTTAACTAGAGTGCAGTATGAAAGAGCTTTTTCCATAATTTCAGTGGCAGTAACAGAACGTCGCAAAGGTTGTGTGGTGAATAAATCCACTCCCTTGTAATGCAATGTTATCCTTTTCAGCCAACCTATGGTAATAGCTAATTCGAGGAGATGAAGTAATTCAGAAAACAATTCACTTCCTTTTACCAATAAAATCCATTCACCAACATTAGGCAATGTGAATTTAAATTGTTCCAAAGACGGAACTGGCAAATGAAATTCTTCTAGAATGTTTCTGAGTTTAAACCATGATCTACCAATCTTATCCATAATTAAATCAGGTAGTTCAAGTCCAAAATGCAAGCAATCATCAATGCCTGCTTGAGACTTCAGAGCCTGTTTATCATGGATCTTGCGCTTTTCTTGATTCTCTTTTTCTTTGCGAATCTTTTTCTCTGAAGCGCGAGCCTTCTTATCTTGGTGTTTCTTCTCATTCTTCTTTCGTCGTTCATATTTGCTTTGTCCATAACCGCATTGGCTGGGCAACAACATATACTCAAAAATACACCGCCAGACAAATCCAAAATGAATTAAAATATATCCTTTAGGTAAAGACAGCCACATAGCCGTCCAATTTTTGTACGTTAATAAAAGTAAAAAGAAAACCAATCGAGAATCCATTCTAAAGACAAAATATCGTTTCGTGATGCCCAAATAAAACATCATGAAAATCATGCCTAAAGTACAGATTACAACAGAAGGAAATTCCCACTGATATTGAATAGAGCCGGGATATGGATCACATCCGGACTCTTCTACAGTGTAATAATAGTCAAACGGAATACCACTAGTGGTATTAATAATCTGATTATTTTGAGAGCTTTGAGTAACTTCATGCTATTCGATGCTAAGGGGGCTATTAACCCGAACCTCAGCGCCGTGATTGGTCTAGTTTCTTTACCCGAAAGGTCGTTCCGCAAGCTTTAGGAACAGTTAAACAAGTCACGCACTGCAATTCTAGTACAACAGCGACCACTGTTGCAAAATAAACTACAGATGTTTATAATAATGATAAAAATATATAACTACAAATTGCTGTCTCGCACAATAAATTGTGATACAGCCCCATGTCGTACATCACACTCCTCGATCGGCTCAGAGCAGCCAATATCAAGGAACACCAAACGGTTTTTGCCGCAAGCTCAGGTGTAGGTTCTAGCAATTTGTTTGCACAATCTTGATCATAAAAAGCGTGTTGTCTCCCATTATGGAGACACGAGTGGCACAACCACTTATTTGTCACTGACACAACGCGATGTGTCTATGAGGTAAGATTACTGGGTTTTCATACCAGTATCGGACGACGCCCTAATTTAGTATCTAAGGGATAGGGAACCGAAAAATAGATGTTTTGTGTCTTCTCAGACTACCTGCTATTGATTACAGCTTAGTTCTCGTAGCTTCTACATAAAGAATGTATATTACGTGATCAGTATCCTGTTCTACCAGGAGCTCTTTTAAAAAGGGTTTGCTTTAAACACAGTCTGCTCTGTGGGTTATAGGGTATTTCAAACATAAGTAGCTGCAACTACTACTTACTAATACGCTTTAACACTTCAAATAATTATTTTTATTTGGTATGGTTGCAGAAATTTCACCAGAATTTCAAGTCTACTGTCAGCAAAGCCGCCTAGGGGCAGCATGTACAGTCTCCGCGTAACAAAGACGCAGCAAGCCGGGATAACCCCAGCTTAACTGTTCTTTGAACGTTTTAGTGGAGCTATCGCAGCTCTTGAATTCCGATGGAAATATGTACCGGGTGACGCGGTTAAACGTCACAACATATTCCTTGTGGAGGAGATTCATGGACTAAGGGTCCATG